TTGCGTTCGTCATATGGTCTTGTTCCTTTTCAAATATGCGGCGATTTCATCGAACGACGAACGAGTGTCATCATTTTTATGCATAACAACAATTTGTTCATCCCACGACAAACCGGCAAGGTTCAACAACTCCTCTGACAATAACGACCGCTCTCCTGAGTAAAGCGTTATTAGTTTGTCTTCCTCCTGCTCATCATCAGTCAGACGCCGCGTGATGTTCGCGCCTCTAGCGATCATCACTTCGCAGAGTACGCCGAGACAACAAAACTTCTCAGCCCTCTTCAAGAATCCATAACCTTGTTGAAACTCTCCACTTTTCAAAGCGTCGATCCACGCCTGTTTTAGTTCGTCTGTCATTTGTCTAACCCTCCGCCGTATAGACTATTTTGGTATTCACAATTCGACGCGGCGCAAGCGGTAATACCATCTCGACCGGCGCAGACGGCAGTGAGTGATACCAGAGAGTCAGGGCGTCATTCAAGGTTTTCAGATTCGGTACAGCGATATCAGTACCCCGTCCCGGTCGAGGATCAACAGTCTGTAGTTCGCCGTTCTCGCACGTCCCGCCGTCGAAACGCGCTACAAAGGGCAGCACAGCAGGCATCATAGCCCGTTGCCGACGCAACCGTGACATGGTGCGGCGAGCGTAATTCATGACATGACGAAACCCATGTCCGCCGTGAGATTCGATCTTGTCGAGCAGGGCGAAATACTTCTCACGCTCCTGCTCCGCAATCATGTGCTCAATGACAGGATCGGCCGTCGCAGCGTTAGCGGCTATCTTCCGGTCATGGTAGTTGTGTCTCATACCGCTACGCCAAGTGACGACGGCTTACCTGGCCGATCTTGCGCGGCTGGATCGTCATGTAAGCGCCGACGTTCTGTCGACCAAGGCCAAGTCGAATCTCATAAACATTGCCATTAGCGATATACTCGATCACTTGGGTTTCAAGTGGCAAACAGAACATGACTGCGGGCGACTTTTTCTTGCCCGTCTCAGCGTCAATTTTACGCACGCTGGCTGCAAGTAAGTCTTGCACACTGAAGGTCATATTAACCTCTTGCTGTTCGGCGTCATAACTGCCCACTGGTGAAAAGCGCTGCAACCTGAGTTCATCGGTCGAATCAGGTAACAGCACGTCGATTGTACTGTCAATGTGTTCGGTCATGTGTTTCTCCTATTATTATCGAATCTTGTGTATGCGTATCCTGTGATAGCGGACACGCGGTTTCGCGCTTACTGCGAGTGGCAATGGCAATAAGCACAGGATCAAAAGTGCTGTGAGACGTTTCAAGTTGTGCTCCCGATTATAGAGAACGGCATGGTCATCATTCGCCCCTCTTTTCGACGGCTCCGCAGCAGTTCTAGGGGACCGCGCCATTGCGCTCAGATCGCCCCGGGCGCAATCGAAAGACCGCGCCCTAGGGTCTCAGTCCAGGTCTCTTGACCGGACTCGCCTAGAGCGCGATCTGGCCTAACTACGCTCAATGTGCGCGCAGCTATCCCGTTCAGCTGGCATCACTTAGCACGTGCTTGGTGCACAGCCTGACTCAGCATACAGCCGATCTGGTGCCCGGCGCAAGCGATTTAATCAAACTTTAATGTTGGCATTCGGCGTGCACGTCTAGCAATTCGCGTACCAAAGTTTGGCCCTTGACGTGCAGCAGGTCCAACACCTGTAGTCCCCCTTCCGACGTGATAGACGCAGCCGCCGTCTCACAGGTTTCAATTTTAATGTTGGCATCAAACGTGCAGCTTGCGCCCCACATACTCACATAATCTGAGTGTTGGACACTCAAGTTTAGTTAAGTCATACTCACTCAACCCGCGCCAAGTCGAGTCGCATCAGCAAGTCTGCTCTGCCCGCAGGCAGCAAATCTGAGTCTCGGACACTCATATTCCTTGAGGATCGTGTGCTCAAGCTCTAGTACTACGACCAGCACCACCAGCACGTGGTGTGCAACTATCTTTCGATTGCCTGCTTTAGATATGGTACCGCAGTACTAGTACTACTTCTGCCCTTGGCACGGCCAGAGCACGCTGCCAGCGTCGCTGCCGGGGTAGGGCCGATCCAAATCAGGGATCGAGGGCTTGAGCGTGGGCGCTCCCTCACCACCACCCAACGAAGCATTCTAAATAAAATAAAATAAAAGAGTTAGGTGTGAATATGGTTGAAAGATTAAAATTCATTAAGAATCAACCTAAGTCGAGCATTATCAATAAAGTGGGAGTTACCTAACAAATTAATTCTGCAAGAATTGCCAACAATTGAGGTTAATGAAGGTTAATTGGGCGAAATCGAGACCTGTGGCGCTGTCCGAAAAATGTAACTACCTTCGGACAACCAGTCCGCGAGACCTCTAGCCAGTCCAATTAAAGTTGGAGCCAGTCCAATTACAAAGTGACCGTTGCGTAAGTCCTTTAAATCGCCTAGAGTAGGGGTAAGTTATTGAAAACACAGGACTGCCAAATCTCATACACGCCGCAATTTTAGGGCCAAACCGCAGGAATTTGAAGAAAAGGCGAAATCGTGCCGCTAAGTCTATATTTCACGGCCCCTTACGTTTTCGTGACATTTTTTTAGACTTGCCCAATAGAATCAATAGCTTACGAAGATGTCATTGTCACGGCCGTATATGATTTCCTTCTAGACTATAGAAGCTGTTAGACTTACGATTTATTAAGATTTATTAATAATTAACGTTTGTATGAAAGTGTATCTAGAGTAGAATGGTCAAGAGGGGGAGAGCTTGTGACATCGTGACATCGTGACATTTGTTGACAGCAAAGGAGTTAACCCCAAAAAGTGTCACAGGCGTGTCATCTGCCCGTGAACAAAGGACTTACGGGAATTTCTGAAAATATTCCATTTTTCATAGAGTAGTGTTTTCAACGACTTCTGTGTAGTCTAGGCGTTCTAAAGGACTTAGCTGCACTGCGTGCGTGCGGCTGTAAGAAAGATTAAAATTCCCCTTGACAAACATGAAGAACTGTGGGATAATATATAGTGGAGGCTGAAGTGGGAGATACATTAATAGGGAAATCAGTTGAAGACCTTTCTAATTGCATTGCCGATGCAATGAGTTTAATGAGAGAGGAAATTAACCGGCAGCAAAAGGAAATTGAGGAGTTGAGAAATACTCTTGAGTTTGTAGTGGGAGAACTGCACGCAGACGATATACTCTTCGATAAGCTCCGAGCGGCCTACAAAATCTACTCCAGCCAAGGTCCCACTGACGGCGCTTTAGACTTGATTATGGAAGTATTCAGGAGTATTGGGCCTGGCAATGAACCAGCGTAAGCTTGACAAGATTCGTCGGGAGTGGCAAAAGATACTCCGCCTGCAAGACTGGCGAATCAAGATTCGCTTTGCAACCGCAGAGGAATTAAAGGAGGCTACTGATGCCGATGCAATTGGGGGATGTCAGTCATTAGTAGAGGCGCGAGAGGCAAATCTACTACTGTTGCCGCCAGAGGCATTGAACCCGAACGACGAAAGAGAACAAGATATAGAGAATACAATCGTGCATGAGTTACTGCATTGTCACTTTGCAGCTTTCAAGAGTGATGATAGCCAGGTGCAGCTTGCTCAAGAACAGGCAATCGAGGCAATTTCAGAGGCACTAGTCAATCTAAAAAGACAGCGCGCCGCACAACGTGCGACACGAAAGGGGAAATAAATTGAGTTACACTTTAACACAAGCAGATTTAGCATTCCAGATACGTTTCGATACAGCACCAGTAGTAATTGACGCTGTTGGAGGGCAAGTAGTAAGTCTCGACAACCGTTGGTTTGCCACACTAGACACCGCGCAGTTTGTTGCAAAATTGCTCGGTGCAACAGTTATAAGCGAGCCATTTACAGTCATTAATCCCGGCGTGGATAAAATTCCATCGGGCGATCCAATCTACTCAGTCCCGCCGACTTGGTATGTGCTTCAGTTTAAAGCGGCAAATACGCGGCCTGTTTATGCAAATGCCGGGGAGTATGCAGACGTACTTGCAAGAAACGGTTTACAGCTTGGATTGCAAATCTTGCAGCAGAGTCTAAATGGTCTTGATGTGGCTACGCCGACGATTATATTTCCAACTGGACCTGATCTTCCAGGTGTTCCATCAAGCGGTCTTGGCGCTCTCTAGTGGCAGACGAAGTAAAGATCGAACCATGTTCCTGGAACGAATGCACCAACCAGCATCGCTTCCCCCCACAAGTGGCGCTGGCGCAATGTCCTGGGTGTGGAGGACCAATCCTGATGGTGCGGATGACAAACTGCCCAATCTGCAATGAACCGGTGGTGAAGATGAAGATGCGCACAGATCACGCCACTCAACAGATGGGCATTCCAGCAATCTGCAAAGGCCAGCAGGGACAGGCGGAGATTGCTGCGATCGTGATGGAACGCCACGCCCATGAAGATGCACAGCGGCGGTGGGACCCGGCTACAGGGAGGATTGATTTTGCGAAACCATGACAGAAAAATTTGTAATTGATGTAGTAATAGTTTGCTGCGGGTTTGTGTTAGGATATTTCAAAGGAAAATACAATGCTTGAAGAAGTTGTAATCTTACTGCTGCTATTTCTTGTCGGTGCACTTGTTGGTTATTCAATAGGCCGATGGTGAAACGCTTCGTAATCTTCACCATCGACAGCGTGCTTGAGTTGTTGCGCGACTACGCCGGTGAGAGTGCGGACATTCCTGCGGACGCAAAGATAGTGAAGATGAGACTCGACAACGCCTCGCGGAAGATTAACTTCCTCTTGGAGAGTGATAGTTGGAAAGGTGTACAGGAGCCAGAGGAGATTAAATTTGACATCCGCCGTATCTATTCTGTATGAGATTCATCTACATTTACATGCCACAAATCCTACTCTACACTGAGATGGTGATTGATTTCTTACTCTAATGATAAGAGCAAACACAAGTCTAGTTGAATCTGCTGCGGCGGGCAGTAAGATCATCGCCATCGACGCAGAGAGCCTGCTAAAGCTATGGATTCACTACAGCGATGGCAAGCTCCCTCTCGACTCAGAACTAAAGGCATTCGCAGTCGATACAATCCTCAAACGGCAACTAGCCTTCATTGTCGAGTCCTCGCAGTGGGATGATGAGCCGTTGCCCGGCAAGAGTGAACTCGCCCCACTCCACCTTCGCTACGAAGGGAAGATGGTAATGAGTTGGGGAGATAAGATGGAAGAACCATTCTGGCAGAACGCGCCATCGAAAGGAGACTAAAAAATGGCAAAGAAGTATAAACCCGGCCCTGGACAACCGGACATCGCGCGGGACATCAAGAGGCCCGGCGCACTAACCCGCAAAGCAAAAGCTGCGGGCATGAGTGTCGATGAGTTTGCTACCAAACACGTCCACGATGGCAACCTGACAGGCCAACAGTCGAGATACTACCTTAGTGTACTGAAAAAATGACCGACCACCGTCTAGCCCTTATCAGAACAGTCGGCACTATCGTGCAGATTGCCATGGGCATCGCAGTTTTGATTAAACTCTATGGCTAACCCTCCCCCACAGGAGTTCCCACCTAGCGGGTCCCCTCCCGCATCTGCTCCTGCTGCGTCGCACATTGTGCGACCTGCTGCGATACCTCCCGCGCAGGGGGAGGGCCAAATCTTACTCAAACTGGCGCTACTAGTAGTAGTATGCCTACTCGTGGCTACAACTAGTCAAAGTCAGTCTCGATATGAGACTCTAGTCAAAAACGCCGAGAACGCTTTCGCGGACCAATTCAATCAATGGATATCAATCAAACAGCATGAGGTATCCGCTACTGGCGGCCGCACCCCGCACGATATAGCACAGTGGGCAATAGTTAAGCAAGCAGAGCGCCGCTTAGAGCTTGCAGTGGAGAGTCAAGAATGAAAGTCGCCTTATTTGGAGATAGAATGAAGGATGTCTACTACATTGGGGATGCTACAAGACTTTCTCCCGAGCACCCGACAATTCCAGTGATTAAGATTTACGAAACTAGAGAATTTCCTGGTGGGGCGGCAAATGTCGCGGCGAATCTCAAAGCACTTGATGTTGAAGTTCAAGACTTCATGGGCAATCCAGAGATTATAAAGAACCGCCTGCTCGCAAGAGATATTCAAGTTGCCAGGTGGGATCAAAATGATACAAACAGGCCGCCAAAAGACTTTGACATTTCTGGTGTTGACGCAATTGTCATAAGTGATTACGCAAAGGGCGGTGTTCCAGCAAACTTATCAGAGATGTTGCATGACAGTAAAATCCCCATCTTCGTCGATACAAAACGAAGTCCCATCCCATGGAGCGGGCTTGCAACAGCTATATTCCCAAATGGAAGTGAATATAATAAATATGTAGACTCATACAAGCACTTTCAAGGCCGTATAATTCTCAAATGCGGGCAATACGGCCTTCAATCTATTCATCCAACATTCGTAACCAGTCCTTCTGTGGCAAAGAATGTCCGAAGCGTGACTGGAGCTGGCGATACCGTGCTCTCAGCAGCCGTGGTTGCATATCTACGGGGGTATGACTGGCAAGATATTCTCGACTTCGCCAACGCAGCCGCAGCGATCTCAGTCGAGAATCCTTTCACTTCCGCGCCAACTCTGGCGGAAGTCGAGGGGAGATTTCAAAAGCGTGAGTTATAATAAAGCTGAATACGGCAAGTGGTGGGCTGAAAATAATAGGGAACGAAAGAATGCGCTTCAAAGAGACTACGTTAAACGTAATCTAGAAAAGATTAGACAACAAAGCAAGACTTACTATATAAAACATAAAGATGCAATGGATGAGGCTAGCCGAAAGAGATACGCAAATAATCGAGAAAAGTATAAAGCAGCAGTAATACGTCGAAGTATTTATATTAAAGCAGCCGTATTTCAGCATTACGGTGGAAGATGTAATGCGTGTGGAGAGTCTAGATTAGGTTGTTTAGAATTAGATCACATAAATAACGATGGTGCTAGGCATCGAAAACAAAGTAAACGCCGCAGTAATGATACTATTTATCTGGATTTGCTTAATTCAAATTTTAAAACAGATTTTTCCTTACAGATTTTATGTGCTAGTTGCCATCAACTTAGACATTGTTCTTTTCCTAATGAAACTTGCAATAGTGTTCTTGCAAAGGAGAAAGTAAGTGCGGCTTAAAGAAGTGGTAAAAAAATGGGGGACTGAACAATGGCTCGAAAACGACGAGAGATATTGTGCAAAGCTGCTATTCATTAATCCCGGTTATAAGTCCTCACTCCATTGGCATCCACGCAAATGTGAAACGTTTATCGTGGTCGCAGGCAAGATTTGGCTAGAGAGGCGTATCTCTTCGGGTCACATAATGGGTCAATCCTTCGTCCCCTACCAAAGCATCACACTTGAGCCTGGAGTTCCACATCGCTTCCAAGCAATAGACGAGCAAGCAGTCGTGGTGGAATGCAGTACAAAACACTCCGATGAAGATGTAGTTAGGATTGAAGAAAGCACCGCGCTATGAATCACGTCTTCTTCCTCATGACCCCTTGGTACCACCTCATTATGCTCTGCGCAGTTGGTTATGCAATCTTCAAACTCCGCAAGCTTTGACTACATCGTTGATGACCGCTTCATGCGGTCGATAGCCAAGCTCCCCCGGCGCAAACGCGACCTCATCATGCGCGAGATTGGCGAACGCGAGTGGCAGCGGTGCGCGGAGGATGTGCTCTATTGGGTGGACATTGAGAGGCATCCGGCACTGCCATACGTCTACACTCACGATCCTCACATCTACTACCACTGTGTGATCTGCAATGATGAGAATACCTACGCCGGTCACGATAGGCGAGCACACTTGAGAATTGCTCACAAGTTGGAGTCAAAGGATAATAACGAGTTGCGATTGAGTTTCAACGAGGTCCCTACCGTGCGTCCATTCCCGTTGCATGACTACATGCTTCCAATTATAGATGTATGGTTGAATAAGCAATTTGTGCTTGTACAGAAGTCCCGCGATATGATTGTGACGTGGACCACGGTGATGCTCTATAGTTGGGATACCTTCTTCCATGAGGGAAGGCAGAACATCTTCCAGAGTGAGAACTCCCGAAAGACAAATGAGTTAGTCCGGCGGGCGTGGTTAATATTCAAGAATCAGCCGAAATTTCTCCGACAGGTACACCCCTTCATTCCAAGTATGGGTATTGCTAAGTCGGGCATCGTGCGTTGTGAGGAGTTGAATAGTGAAATTATCGGATTCCCCCAAGGGGCAGAACAACTTCGACAGTACCATCCCTCTGGAGTATTCCTTGATGAGGCCGCAATTCTTGTTGATGCTGGAAACACATTTGCAAGCGTCAAGCCTAGTATTCAGTCCGGTGGGCGTTTCACAGCAGTCTCCAGCGCCTCGCCGGGATGGTTCCAATATGCCTGCGAGGACAGACTAGAAGATTTATGAAATCAGTGCGCTTCGCAAAACCTCGCGCCAATGAGGAAATCCCATGGGTACGTATTGATGATTTTCCTAAACTGCGACTTTCAAAAGCTCGTGTCCTCATTAACGGCGCTTTCGATCTGTTACACGCAGGTCATAGAAAGATAATCAATGTTGCTGCAAAACATGGAACGGTGATCTGCGCGCTTGATTCCGATAGGTGGGTTGCGGAGCGCAAGGGTCCTGACCGGCCAATCCTGACATGGATTGAGCGTGCAGTCAGTCTGAACTACTTACCAATCGACTACATTGTGGAGATAGACAACGATGGAGATTTTAAACGCCTTGTGGAGGTACTGGAACCGACTCTTAGGGTTCAAGGAGCAGAATACAGTGGGTATACCTCCCGTTGCCCCGACATCCCAAAGCTCCTTGTCCACGCCGCCGGTATGCGCACAACAGAACTCATCAGGAGAATTCGTGGGACTAGTTGAGGCTATTGCCAATGCCATCGCCACGGCGGAGGGATTTTTTGTTGAGGGTAGCATACCCGCAAATCGTAATAATCCCGGCGATTTACGTTCTGCTCCATGGCTTCAAAACGCCGCGGTCGTAGGAGGTTTTTGGAATGCCACCTCTATAGCTGCGGGCATTGCCGGACTTCACCACCAAATTGCTCTCGATATCGCTCGTGGGATGAGCTTGAAGGAACTAATCTACGCTTGGGCACCACCTAGCGACGGCAACGAGACCGCTCACTACCTGAACGAGACTGTCAGACGTATTGCTGTGCAGGGACTTGTGATTAATTTTAATACTCCATTATGGAATTACCTCACTCTAAAGAAAGTCCCATGAGATGCGCCACACGGCAGGAAGCGCGTGGGTTATCTACTATTGTGTTATTTGCAAACGATACTTTATCGAAGGCAGCGCGAAATGCCTTATCGAACACCCGTCCTGGTGCTGCTGCCACATTGGAGACTGGGAGATTGAATTTCAACTGAAGAAACCGAAATGATAAAGCAATATCAAGAAAAAGCGGACGATTGTTTATCTGCATGTATTGCATCTATTTTGGAAATTTCAATTAAAGATGTTCCCAATTTTGTTGTGCCTGGGGAGTGGCGAGAAAATGTACAACGTTGGCTCAACAAACGCGGATTTGCTTTAGTTCAACGAGCTTCTAATCTAGTGTTCGATATTCCGTACATTGCAAGTATGAAACATAAATACCGCCCATTTCGTCACGCAGTCATTTGGAAAAATGGAAAAATATTGCATGATCCATCAAAAGTAAGGAGCACAAAAATGCTCTGTAAAAAGCCTGTTGAATTTTTTTACGTGGTGAAAATATGATGTTATCTATCATCGACAATGCTTGAAATCCCGCTCAAAATCAAACCTACCAACAACGGTTGGATGATGTTCCTGCCCCACGATATGTTCGTTGGGCGCAGTCTCGATCTCTATGGAGAGTTCAGTGTGCATGAGCAATCCTTCTTCAACTTCGCCTATCGGAGTGGCGCTGCAATTGACGTTGGAGCAAATATTGGCGCGCACACCCTCTTCATGGCCAGACGGTTTGCGCATGTTTATGCCTTCGAGCCACAAATGATGCTGTGCATGTTGCTGAAGGGGAACCTCGCCCCGCATCTTAATACGACTGTTTACAACGCTGCTGTCGGGAATGACGATGGTATACTCCACATGCCCCAACTCAATTACACTGCCGCAACAAATAACTTTGGAGGATTTGGGAAGTATCTCGACATTCCAAAAGATATTGATTTACAGCCAATCCAGCTACGCAAGTTGGACGGCGTGGAGGCCATTCAGAAAGAAGATAAGATTGACCTCATCAAAATAGATGTAGAGGGAATGGAAAAGGAGGTGCTGGAAGGCGCTCAAGCTACGATCAGCAAACACAAGCCAATGATGTATGTCGAGAATGACAAGCCCCCTAGGGCGGAGGAACTTGTCAAGTTCATCTACAATCTCGACTACCGTGCTTGGTGGCACATCACCCCTCTCTTCAATCCGGCCAATCTTTATAAGAATAACGAGAATGTATTTGGTAATATATGCAGTTTCAACCTGATCTGCACGCCTAAAGATTCCCAACTTACCGTTAGTGACCTGCTCGAATGTACCCCCGACAATCCTCACCTTCCTCCAGGCTGTGTAGCCTGAGCACAACATGCGACATGGAGGGGCTTGAGATTCACGACAACCCAAAGAATAAGTTCACAGTCGTAAGTCTCTACTACTACGCGGACCCCGCTAAGCGCAAGCCGGAGTGGGAGAATACCGTTCGCGCTGGCATGACCGAAGGCCAGTGGCGGAAGGAGTATTTGATCGACTACACTGCGCTGTTTGGGGAGAAAGCCTTCCCTGAGTTTGCCGCAAAGCGAGAGCAGATTGTGATCGAGGATATTGAATATGATGCTGTAAAGGGGCCGCTGTGGGGGGGATTCGATTACGGTCTCCGCAACCCTTCAAGCTTCCACGTTTACACCTATCAAGATGACGCATTCGTAGCAATTTGGGAACTCTACAAGCCATGTAGGAACATTGGCGAATTTGCAAAAGAGTTGAAGGATTGTCCGTACTTTTCCCGTATCAAATACATCGCGGCGGACCCAAATATCTTCGCTAAGACCACCTACGACTCTGCTGGTCAAGCGGAGAGTCTTGCGAATCTATTCCTCAAAGAGGGGATCAGCAAATTCGTTCGTGGCTCCCAAGATGAGTCCACATGGATTACCACCCTCCGAAAACATTGGGAGAATGACACCTTCAAGATTTGCTCTGGCTGCCGGAACATGATTCGTGAGTTCGAGGATATGACTTTCAATGACTACGGCGATTTCGCACAGCAGAATCAGAACTTGCGAGAATCCCTAAAGGATAAGAATAATCACGCCTTGGATGATAATAAGTATTTCTTCAATTCTTGCCCCCTAATTCCTCACAAATCCAGCGCAGAGAAGTCTAGACTCGATCAAGCCAGTAAGTGGTATGGTTGGGGAGAGAAGACCAAGCGCGGACATTATGTGGCTCCGCCTGCTTTTGGCGGCCACCCCCGAAGGAAAGAGTTTATATGATCTCTAATATTCATAAACATGTAAAAGGCCTTATAAATGGTAACTTTACAATTGAGGAATTTGCAGAGTGGATTATAGATGAATTTTGGAGTATGCATAAATGTTCTATATTTACTGAAGATGAATTAGTCACTCTTATTGTGCGTCAACTTAACGCATACTTTGCCGAAAAAATTTCATTCGATCAGTTAGTTGACAAATATGAAAGGCTTTTATCTAAGGAATATATATGAAGGCACTTACATGGATTATGATGTTCTTTCCAGTCCTCTTCCACATTGGCGAAATGAAGAAAACAGTACAATATTCCAAGAAGACTGTGCACGCTATCTATTGCAAGCTCCACAAGTGTAAAAAGCCCGCACAACAGTCAATATAAGCAATCCTCCTTCCATCTGTGCTATTATAGTAAGGCGAACCATCTCATGAACATTGAAGGGCGGTCCTAATGCCCGGTGGTGTATCAAGTTACTACTCCGGCGCTCCTGCCGAGATGCTGGCTGGCGGTGAAACGCCGGAAACGTCGCCACTAGCGGCAGATAGCGAAGAAGAGGCGAAAGCGCGACAGTATGTGATCGCGTGGCGCAATCAACTCAAGCAACTTCGTTGGCAGAAGAGGCAAATCTGGAATGAGTGTTGGCAACTCTATCGGGGCTTGGAGGATTGGACCGACAAGGAGGACTGGCAGGCGAAAATTGTCATCCCCAAGGCGTTCAACACTGTCAAGACCGCCACAAACGTCATCAAACGCTTGATGACAATTGCCAAGACTCCGTGGATGGTTGAGTCTGTCAATCCAGACGATCTTGTTAATGTGATTCGTGCGGAGAAGTGCACGGACATCCTTAAGGTCTTCGTGGAGCGCGCTCACATGCTGGAGGAGTTCAGTGAGGGACTGGAGTGCAGTTTCATCATTGGTTTGGGCGTGTGGAAAATCTGGTGGGGAATGCAGCCTCACGTCACCACCGGCATTGAAGAGAGTTGGACCCCGCTTGAGGATGTCTTTCTGCAAAGGCCGCAGGCAGGTGGTCTCGGCCCAAATGCTGCTGGCTATAATGTCACCAGCGAGGTAGCTGCGCAAGGCAATCCTCCACAAGCTGCTCCTCCTGGCAATCCGGTTGCTGAACAGTCCGCACAGGCCGCCACGATGCAGCCTCCCGGTTCTGGAATGCCGCAGAAACCACCGCCAGGCTACACGGAACCCTACGGTTTGGAACAGGGAGTTCCTACTGAACCACCTCCACCGCGCAACGTCATTGGCCAACTCAGCCGTCCAGATTGGCTGGCCCGCACGATGGCCCAACTCTACCCAACACAGCTTCCCTTCGAGGAGATTGCTCCAAATGAGGGTGCGGGCGGAGCCGCTACTACAGAAGGTCTTACCTCTCAACTCATCAAGCAGAAGCAGCTTGTCCGAAAGTCTACACTTGAAGGTAATCTCTTCATTCGGGCTGTTGATCCCTACAACTTCTATTGGCTGCCTGGCGCGAAATTCCCAAATCGCATGATTGGCACAATTGAGGATGTCGAAGTTGCGAAGTGGGAGTTGATCGAGATGGCGGAGCGAGGATTATTCCCGGTCTCCAAGGTCGCCGCTATCAAGCCGCAGAAGATTGACGAATATGAAAAGATGAGTGCGCTGCGCTGGAGTGAGACCGTGCGCGCCTACAACGGCCCCAACACCGACACCGGCGTGGTCAAGCTAACAGAATATTTCGGGCCAATAGTGTATGATGGAAAGATCGTTAAGCGTGAGGCCCACATGCTCATTGCTAACGACTCCATCACGCTATTCTATAAGGACAATAAATTCTGGCACCAAAAGTCCCCATACATCGCATTCTCTCCGCTAGCGGTCCCGTTTAGGACTGAGGGCATTGGTTT